GTCTATTGCCCGTCGTTGTAATTTAGAAATTCGTTGTTTATACATATTATTACTCCAAAACTAATGACATAGCTTCATCGCTATCTTCTATTTCTTCAATTGGTTCTTCATCTACTGTAAACAATTCATCAAACATACTCATAGCATTTTCAGTTTTCTTACCGCTAATACCCTGACTACCTGATTGAAATTGTTTCCAATAACTACTGTGATAATCAATCAAATCTAATGATTCTTGCTTTGTTTTCTTACTAAAGATTTCATCAACAATATTACCAAAGAAGTTATCACCTTCAAACTTGTGAGTTAACATCTTGGGTACTACACCCGTTTCATATTGACGATTAGCCTCTTGTACTGCATTCATATGCATCCAAACATTGTGACTTTGAATCAGTGTGTAGCTTAGTGTATCCCAACTTGTTTTAGTTTCTTTGCCATGCTGTCCTAGAAAACCTACACCACGATAACACATATCTTTCATAACTAGCATGTCAGTTATAGGACTATCTGTAAATAGCTTATGCACTCCATCAGCTAATACTGCATCACGATATTTACGTATATCAGTACTATAACTTTTCTTTTCAGCAGTCTTTTCCATACTATATGACCACTTCTTATTGTGTTCAATATTTGTATTAAAATAAGCAAGACCTTTGGCAGCACTAAAGAATGGACTAGCACAGTCAAACGTAATCTGTAAACTTGGGTTATGATACTTGCGTATTGCTTTTTGAATGTCAGTAAACAATACAGCATACTCTAAGATACTTGTACCCAAACAGTGAATCAAATCATGTTTACCTTCACGTAGTAATCCATCATGGATAATACCAACTAATCTACGCAACATCAAGTGAATGTCAATCTTGTTCTGACCACCGAACGCCCAACCATTGAAATGATTGTCTGGATAGATGTTTGGATCGCAATACTTTTTCATTTCTTCATACCAATCATCACTTTGAGTATGATTACGACCCTGCAACACATTTAAGAACTTACACTTACCCGAACGATTAGCAATAAAGTATTCGTTGTTAATATGTGTGGCAGATATTGCTTCTTCAATAGTACTGATGCCATGTAAGCTATTACCATTCTTATCTTTCATGCCAAACGTAGTTAGTGATTGACTAGGGATATCTAAACACATACCATAATCCATGTATGTGTCCATCCACTTTAATACTGCTTTACGTTTTACCATAGCACGAGGACAGTTAGGATCCTTCCAGTCTGCGGGCCATTGACCTTTTAGAATCTGAAAGCCACCACTATCACCTAGCATGAATGTACCTTCTTCACGTTCACGTATGATTGATTCACTTGGGTCATCAACTGTTGTATCTAAGTTAGCATGACCGGCACTGTATAGTCCCCATTTATAATAGTAAAGCCCTTCACTACTGTTTAAGAAGTTTAGTTTCTCAACATCACCCTTGAAACTTGCAGGGATACGTGCTTGATCAAAATAGTTTTGGCCCTTACGTTGTTTACCCAAGCCAGCAATATAAAAACTACTTACTGCGGGTAAGAACAATGCCCATTCAGGCTTGTGCTTTGCTGATAGATTATCTTGTTTCAATTGAAACTTCTTTCTTAATCAAGGTCATGACCATCTGTATTTGGTCTTCTTTTTCTTTTATTTGCTCAAGTAAATTTTTGACAGTGGGATTAGCCGCAGCTAATAAATCAATTTCTATTTCTTCATCACGCTTCTTTTTAGCCCAATCAAGTATTGATTCTGCTTCGGGTGTTAGCCCTACATTAACATGTCCCATCTGTAGTGTTATCCAAGACATTCCGTCATACACTTCCATACTTTGATTAGTAGTATTGAATCTTAGATTACCGGCACCTTGCGCCCCAACATAGTTATTAATGTAATTGGTAGCAGGACCACCAATTACATTTGTGTACTTACCGTAACTAGCAATGTGCTTTATCATTTCTTATTAGCTGGCAATAAGTAAACATATGTTGCGATACCACTATCAACTGTAATCTCAGTCGCACCTTGTTCGCTAATCTTAACAGTCTTGTCACCAACTAGATCCATGATACTCAAGAATTCTTTAACGGGCCACTTGTGTGTACCAGCTAGTGTACCAGTAACTGGAGTGTTGAACACAAAGTTACCGCTATGCGTTGACGCATCACCAAAGAATACTTTCAAATCACTACCATCAGTTTTGAACACAAAATGTTCTTCTTCGCTATTAGCTTGTGCTTGTTTCTTAAGACGTTGAATACCTGCAACTGTGGGTTCAAATTCAACATTCCATTTCGCACCTTTGAATGATACTGACTTAACCTTCTCATCAACTACACTTTTAAGCATAAGACGATAATCATTAATGAAGTCACCACTCTTTGTTTCAAAGTGAATAACTGAAGGCACATCTACACCATCACGTTGAGTACGAACAACATTGATTTTAGATGTTTGATCATATTCATCAAACCCAATAATTGTTTTGAGTTTGTTCAAGTTAGGCATACCAAATACACCGATGAAATCGGCAATTGGGTCTTTGAATGTGCCACTGATGATAACACTTTTGTTTTCTGCTACTGCATTGATTGCGGTTACAGTATCTGTACCAGTGACCTTAATAAGTTCAATAGTACCAAGACCAAGAGTATGGTCAATTAAGTCTTTTAAATAATCTTTCATTTTGTTTCCTTTGTTTAAAATATTTAGGAGTTCCTATTCACGTATTATAGTGGAATATATTGCGATAGTCAACACCAGTTTAACCGAATGTGAATAGTTCATCAAATGTTGAATTAACATCTGTATTGCTTCTTATATCCCAATCCAATACGCCAAGTAAGTTGTCTATCTTCTCATCTACCAATGTTGATTCCATTAACAAATCATCAAATGGCAATTCTTTGAACCATTGCGGTAAACGTAATTCATCAACTGGATATGCGATACTAGTGAAACCCAATGCATTGTCTTTGAGTTTACACACAACAATCTTCATACCATCTACAATCTTTTGACTATAGTTGTCTCCATATACTCTACGTAGATAGTTCCAGTTAATTGCTGCACGGGCATGACCAACACCACACTTACCAGTCTTTTCAAACTCAATGGTATGTTTAGTTAAGTTGTTAACACTCTTTGGACTACCCTTTGTCCAGCTATCTTGTTCAGACAGTTTAGTTTTGAATTCTTTAACCATTTCAATAACTTTATCACGCTGCTCACCTGCAAGGACCTTAGTAAGTACATCCATTAAGAATTCTTGTATATACTTAGGAGTATCAGCACGTTTCAAGTCAAGACCCATCGCTTTGATATCACCGTTCTTCCCGTTCACATCTTTACGCTTACCTTCTTTATCAAAGATATTGATAGCATAGCGTTTCTTTGTGATAAAGATAGCACGATCACCGATCAATTCACGACCAGCTTTAATGATAGCGCCATTCTTTCTAGGGGCATGAAATGCACGTTCCATGAATGCTGGGAATGATTCATTAGCTTGGTCAGCGATACTATCATACAACCCGATACAAGTTTCTTTATTCCACTCTAATTCCCCATTCGCTATTTGCGAATTGAGAATAGGATATGCTGTAAAATAACATGAGTCAGTATCACCATAGACGATTGCTTCACCTTCATGTGAATATTCACCTGCGATTGTTTCATTGATATGGCTCATCATATGCTTAACAATTTGACGACCACTTAATGTAACTGATTGACCGATACGTTTGTCATAGAAACGGCAATGTTCATTCAATAGTGCGCCATATGCTGAGTTCAACAAAATCTTACGAACAAGTTGTCGTTTATCCCAGTATTCTCTATCTTCGTTAGTAGTAGCTTCTTTGAGTTTCTTCTGCATTACTTTACGATCACTATACCAACGTGATAGTAGTCCTGGAACTACACCTTCTTTTTCGTAAGTAAAGATTGTACCATTAGCAGATAACATCCATGGGCGATTACTATCAAATATCATCTTCCATATTTCAGCAGCACTATATTCCTCACTACGACCATCTTCGTAATCTATAGTAAGCATTGTGCCACGATCTTGGTTCATGATAGCAGTATATTCTAATACACTAAATAAACCTTCCCATAGAATAGCACCAGTAACATCCTCATCACCTTCTTTGAATCGTTTCTTAAGGCTAGCAAGTTGCTTACCTTTATCAAGCATATACTTGTCGGTTAATGTCTGACGGACTTGACCGATGATGGTTTCTCCTGCCATGTTAAGGGCACGAATAACCGAGGGATAGAGCGAGTTAATGTCAACGGCTCCAACGTATTCGTGCATACCTCTTTTCGGCGTAGCAACGAAGGCACCTGCTGCTGGTTGCGTTTCTTCTGCATTTTCATTCTTTCGTTTTTTATCTGGCACTACTAATCCACGTTCGTGGGCTTCATTAAAAATTGCCATCTCAATCATTGCTACAGAACCCATGACTGTTGGAAGCAGTACAGTGTTCTCATGCGCCAATTGATTAGCAAGTTCTAAAAACTTTAGTTTGTTGTGAATCTTCACCAACAACATAGTATCTTGACGATTGTAT